GACTTATGTTGTGGGCGGAACCCCTTAAAACTACCCATTACGTGAGCAGTCCCCTGAGGTATAAAGCGTAATGCTGATTTGGGATGGACGTCTGTTAACTCTCGCTCATAACCAGGTTCATCGATCTTGATTGTACCACTTTCCACTTGCGGTGTGAATGTAGTCAAAACCATCTCCAAATCATGTTGCGAAACAGGCATAATAGAGACGCCAGTTGACTGATTTCCAGTTGCATGTATCCCCAAAATGATTTTTCTATTTGCACCAGCATACATAACGCAAGGGGAACCACAATCGCCACTTTTTGTAGGGGTCGATACGTAGCCTAAGTATGCAGGTACATTAAAGTATGGGCATACACCTTTACGCAGATCCTTTATCGGTAAGGTACTACGCTCACCAATATTAGAAATAAGATGATACATTCCATCAAATCTACCGGGTATTCTATCCTTTTTTGCAAAATACTCAACCAATGATGGGCCGGGTGGTAGTGCTCTTAGGGATATGAAGGCTAAATCTGTACCAAAACAATGGATATCAGTTTTCCTGATAGTTATGTTACGCACATTTCTACTCAAATTTTGAGTGAGTGGATCAAGAACAACATTTAGTGTTCCGTTACCAGTGCCTTTGATCACATGTTGATTAAACATCCAAATATGACCTTTCACATTGAGAGCTGAGGTACTATTACATTTTCCTTCATTTCCTTCCCATAGGAATTGAAAACGAGCAGTGTTTCTTCGAATCTTATTCTCTAATACACCTGGTTGACAATTCTTTGATTGATTGGAAATATCTACATCAGTAAATACGTACGGATCATGATAATAAAATACAGGCTTTTCAATGGGATGAGGAACAGGCGGTGTTCCATCGGAGAAAGATGCAACATCGGCTTGAGGTGAATGCTTTTCGGACTGAAAGAAATTTCTCAATTTTGAGCAGGCTAGTAAAGAGCCCATAAGCAGACTTAATTGCATAAGGTGTTTTGGTGTTATAAAGCGTTGTATACGATTTCTCGCAACTTTAAACACAAACACGTATGCGCTACTATCTTGACCAAAAATGCGATATGCAAGCTTGATTTTCCAAAAATCACCATAAATGTACTGAAAGTAAATCGAGGTGATTACCCACACATGTTTTACTAATATGTAAATACAAATACCCAGTGGTATGATCATAAACAGACCAAAGTTATAAAAGAACAAGCTGATCAACAGAGGATAGAAGAAAGATCTATATATGTGGAAATAGATTTTCACAACTTCCTCCATATCAGATTCAATAACATCTTGAGCAATAATCCGACTAAAGAAC